TCGCTGGGCGTGTGGCGAGCTGGTGATCGTTGGCGGCGGGCACGCGCGGCGCGTGGTGGCCGCAAGGTGCCCGCCAAAACGTAGAAGGGCAAAGGGGGTTTGCTGTTTTGGCAGCGAAGGGGGCTGCGTAACGTCGTGACATGTTGTCTAGTCGGCGTAACGTCGTGATATATATAGGTGGGGGTTCTTGAATTTTTGTGACTTCAAATGCCTGTATAACCGTTTTGTGATAGTATTAGTGTTATGCCTGTTATTGAGTCGCATCCTTTGAGGGTTGCTCGTGTGCGTGCTGGTTTGTCTGCTGAGGAGTTGGGTAGGCGTTGTGGTGTGTCGCGTGGGGCGATTAATGCTTTGGAGCAGGGGCGGATTAAGTCGCCGCGGGATGAGGTGTTTGTGGTTTTGGCGGAGGTTAATGGTGTGGATGTGCCGCGGTTGCGGCGTGTTTATGATGTGTGGTTGGAGGGGTTTGAGGTGTCGTCGGCTAATGCGTGGCGGGAGGTGGAGGCTGTGTTGTCTCCGCGGGCTCGGGCGGTGTTGGCTTTGCCGCCTGAGGTGGTGTTGCGGTATGGGTCGTTTTCTGCGTGGCGTCGTGAGGTGCATCCTAGTGTGGCGGGGTTTGCGTCGTTGTTGCGGGTGTCTGCGACGTCGTTGCGGAGGTTTGAGGCGGGTAATGGGTCGATGCCGAAGTCGTTGATGCGGGCGTTGTTTAGGGTGTTGCGGTTGTCGGATGAGTATGTGTCTGTGTTGGCGTCGTTGGATGGTGTTGATGTGGATGGTGAGGCGCGTAAGTATTGGCGGTTGAAGAAGCGTATGGAGGTTGAGCGTCGGCGTCAGCGTGAGTTGGCGGGTGTGTGATGTCGTCGGATTTGTCTGATTTGCCGCCGTTTGCGGCGGAACTCGCGGAGGCGAGTTCTGACGTTGAGGGTGTTGGTGTTGGTGTGTTGAATGTGACGTTGCCTGCACGGCCTGGGTCTGCTGCGGCGAGGTTGTCGAGGGTTGCGCCGGCGGTGTTGGTGTCGCGGGAGTTTTTTCAGAATGCGGTGAATACGGCGTGGTTGTTGTGGTTGCGTGGGGAGGGTGTGTCTGCTGAGGGTATTCAACGGGCTGCGTCGGGTGCTTTTGGGGTGGAGGATTTGGAGCGGTTGGCGGATGTGGTGGCGTCTGCTAAGTTTCAGCGGGCTTTGGAGGAGCGGGGTATTACGGCGGACCGGGTTGAGGCTGATGGTTTGTCGGTGGAGATGGTGGAGTGTATTCGTGCTTTGTCGGACCCTGTACCGGGGTTGTCTGTGCGGCAGAGGTTGCGGGGTGCTGGTGTGTCGTGGGACCAGTATCAGGGGTGGTTGCAGTTTGGGCCTTTTAGGGAGGCTCTGACGCGGGCGTCAGAACGGGGGCTTAAGGGTGCTGTTGCTTTAGCCAATGCGAAGCTTGTGGAGTCGGTGGATTCGGGTGATTTGAAGGCTGTGCAGTATTTGCATGAGTTGACGGGGTATTTTACGCCGGGTCGTCAGCAGACGTTGGATGTGCAGCAGTTGGTGCGTGATGTGATGACGGTGGTGTTGCGTCGTGTGAAGGACCCGACGTTGTTGATGGAGTTGGCGGGTGATTTTAGGGTGTTGCAGGAGCGCATGTTTGTGGGTGGTGATGGTTCTGGTTCGGGTGAGCGTGGGGCTATTGTTGCTGGTTTTGGGGAGGAGCCTGTTATGCTTGATGTTGAGGATGTTGTTTCCGTTGAGGATGTTTGATGGCTACTTTTAATACTGACCGGTTGGGTATTTCTTTGCCTACTCCTGGTTCTGCTGAACCGTATTCGGTGTCGTCTTTTAATTCGATGATTACGTCGTTGGATGCTGCTGTTTCTGTGACGTTGTGTACGTCTGCGACTCGGCCTGCTTCGCCTTTTGATGGACAGGCTATTTTTGAGACTGATACTTCGTTGGCTTACGTGTATGATGGTAGTGGTTGGCAACCTATCAGTTCTGCTGGTGGGGGCGGACTGGAGTATAATTTTCTTTTGATGGGAGCTTAAATTGGCTAACGCTTATAAGGTTTTGGCGCAGTCTGACCCGACTGCTGAGACGGCTACGGATATTTATACGGTGCCGGCTGCTACTGAGTCGGTGATTTCGACGATTATTGTTGCGAATCGTGCGGCTTCGGCGAACACGTTTAGGTTGTCGATTCGCCCTGATGGTGCGACTCAGGCTGATGAGCATTATATTGCGTATGATGTTCCGATTGCGGCGAATGATTCTACTACGTTGACGTTGGGTATTACGATGGATGCTGCTGATGTGTTGACCGTGTATACGGGTGCTTCTGCTACTATTTCGGTCAACGTTTTTGGTACCGAAATTTCCTAGTAAGGGGGGTAACGACTAATGGCTGTTACTTCTATGGCAAACAGTTCCATCAGGGACTTTCAAAAGTTTCGGAATATGTCTAGCGCTTTTGGTGCGTCGCCTTACGCAGTCGAATATGTGGTTATTGCTGGTGGCGGGGGTGGGTCGTCTGCTGGTGGTGGGGCTGGCGGTTATCGTTCCAATGTTGCCGGTGAGTCGTCTGGTGGTGGGGCTTCGGCTGAAACTTCTTTGAGTTTAGCGCCTGGCACTTACACGGTGACGGTGGGCGCTGGCGGTAACTCCGGTGCTGTAGACTCAAGTACGGGTACTCAAGGCTCTCTGTCACAATTTGTAAGCGTTACCACCGTTGGTGGAGGCGGAGGTGGTACCTCAGGTGTTTCGGTAGCGGGGAACGGTGGCTCTGGTGGTGGGGGCGGGGCTGCCTCTGCTGGAATCAACGCTGGCGGTTCTGGCACAACTAACCAGGGTTACGCCGGTGGTTCTAATGGTTCAACGGCTGCTAACTATCCGGCTGGTGGAGGTGGTGGTGCCGGTTCGGTTGGCGCTAACGGTGTTACTGGGGTTTCAGGTAACGGTGGGTCAGGTGTTACTTCATCAATTACAGGTTCCGCTGTTGGGCGTGCTGGTGGTGGTGGTGGTGGTGCTTACGGTTCTGGAATAACCCCAGGTTCGGCAACAGACGGCGGAGGCAGTGCGCCGGCGTACCAAAATAACGGTGTCGCGGGAACGGCTAATACTGGCGGTGGCGGTAGTGGTGGCTCTGCTTCGCGAACTGGCGGGAACGGTGGCTCAGGTGTTGTTATTTTCCGCATACCGCTACAAGCGCCGGTGCCTACTTTTTCCGCCGGTGTGACACAGACTAGCGCGGTGGTTGGGTCTAATCGCGTGTACACAGTGACGGCTACCAGCACGACTTCAGAAACGGTGACTATCTCATGAGCCACTTTGCACAATTAGATGAAAACAATGTCGTGACCTTCGTCACTGTGGGGCGTCAAGAGGATGACGGTTTGGAAGCGGAACTGACCGCACGCACCGGTGATGTCTACAAGCAGACTTCGTACAACACCTACGGCGGTGTCCACTATGACCCTGAAACTGGGGAACCTAGTGAGGACCAAACCAAAGCGCTGAGATTCAACTATGCCGGTATCGGTTTCACTTACGATGAGGAACGGGACGCTTTCGTTCCGCCGAAACCGTTCGAGTCTTGGGTTTTGGATGAGGACACTTGCCTCTGGACCGCACCTATAGAGTACCCTGCCGACGGCGGTACGTACACTTGGGACGAGTCCGAGGGTGACTGGGTCGAGGTGACCGATGAGTAAGCTCTGCTACCCGTGGCCAGTTGGTGAGTCAATCCGTAGCGAGTGGGGGATGCGCAAACACCCCATCACCGGGCGGATGAAAAAACACCGAGGTGTGGACGTCGGCTACAACGGTTACATTTACGCGCCGGCTGACGGTGTTGTCGTGCATAAGGGTGCAAGCCTAAACAAGCGCACCGGCGGCGGCTACACGTTGATTCTGAGACACGAGAATCCGAAAATCCACACGGCCTACTATCACCTACGGGAGCCCTCGAAACTTTTGAAGGGCACGAAGGTCAAGCGTGGTGAAATCCTGGGGCACACCGGGACGACTGGGGCGAGCACCGGGGTACATTTACATTTTGAGACTCGTCGTGGCCGCGCTTGGGGGTCGGATTTCAATCCTCGAGACATCTTGGATGACTGCTACGCGATTTCGACCTGGAGTGCAACACCTCAGAAAAGTGCAACACCTAGTTCGCAGCCAAAGCTGATTGAGGACGGGAAGCTTGGTCGTAAGACGTGGGGCGCTGTCCAGCGAATGTTGAAAGCCGACGGTTTTTACACCGGCTATGTCAATGGCGTGCCGGGCTCGTCGACGATTCGTGGCTTGCAAAAGTTTTTGAATCGAGGTGGTTGGTGATGAGTGATGACACCCAAGAGATTGGTGTTCGTGTTTCTATGCGGGATATTTTTGTCGAGGTTCAGAGGCAAGGGCGCTTGCTCGAAAAAATCGCCAATAGTTTGCCGACGAGCGAAGAGCAGATTGAGGACCATGAGAACCGTATCCGTAAACTTGAGATGCGGATGGGTTGGGCTGTCGGCGGGTTTGGTTTAGCGGCGGCCGTTATGCCGTGGATTGTCACGTTGGTGGCATGACTTGGTTGCGTCGACTTATTGCCGGATACTTGAAAGGGTTGCGATTTATTATGTCTAAGCCGTCGTGGAAGAATCGTCGCCGATACATTTTGGTCTCGTTTGTGATTGGGGGTTTGATGTTGCTTGGCAGCACTGTGGCGACTTTGATGGCTACGGGTGTTGACGTGAGCGACCTTGTTACTGGCGGGGTTGCTTTGATTACTCTGATTTTGACCAGCTACATTTTTGGGGCTGTATGGGAAGATAAGTCACTACACAACAAGGAGGAAAATCCAGATGGATAAACTCAAGCGTTTCCACCAGTACGCGACAGAGCGTGCGGTGAAAACTTTCGCACAGACAATGCTTGGTGTTATTACTGCCAGCGCCGCGATGTCAATTATCGACGTCGACTTTGCTCAGGCACTCGGTGTCGCTGGTCTTGCAACTTTGATGTCTTTGCTTACCTCTGTTCTCCAATACGACAGAGAGCGGGTGTCAGAATGAGTGACCCTTTTGACGCTTCGGACGTGTTGGATGGTTATGTGGTCCCGACGGACCCGGCCGAGCTGGTCACTTGTGAAAGTTGTCAGTAGCTGACAGGATAGGTGTACATGCTTGCCGCATGGTTCTCTATCCAGAAAAATATCCCCGGTCTATTTAGGCCGGGGATATTTTCTGTTTACTGAGCTCGGTTATGCCAGTTGTAGATTGTGGTCCGGGTGAAGCCGGTTTTTTGGGCAATTTCTTGCATGGTCATTTTTTGCCGGGCTTCCTGTAGCCGATACTTGAGGGCATGGGTGAGGATGCCGAGGTCAAGGTTTGCGTCACCGGTCAGTTCGACCAGTTGTTCGATTGGCAAGTCCATCAGGGCTTGTTTTGGTTCGTCGATTACTGTCATGATTTTCTCCGCTTGTCTGTGGTCGGTCGAGCCAGCCTAGTTCCCATTTTTTCAGTACGATGCGAGCTTGCGCTCGTCGATGGTTGTTTGCGGCTCGGTCGATTCTGTAGGTTGTCATTTTTTCTCCGTCCAGCGTGTTTACATATTTACATTATCACGATGTCGTATATAGTAAACCCATGTACACGGCCCGAAAGGATGAATGAGATGGGCAAGCTGAAGCAACAAGAGATTAGTGAGCAGGAAGATTACGACAACATTGTCGCCTGGATGACGACGCATATCGACGAGATTCCGCAGGAAAGTTTTGACACCATCGTCGGTAACCCGGCACTGTTGAGAGCTACTGTCAACGGGTGGCTGATGGAAAAGCAAGCGCGGCCGCCTCGACCAGCTAGTAGCCATGCCGGTTACTATTTGCCGTCGCGTCGTGACCTGAGAGAACTGAAGCCGGTGAACTGGCCACTGTACACCCTGACAGGGTTGTCGGGTGGTTTGCTTGCTGTGTTGCCGCCAATTTTGGTGGACGTGTGGAATGGTATTTCGGCGCTTGGTGCGGCGATTTTCTTTTTCACCCTGGTCGCCCTGACCGCTCGTTTGGTGAGGGGGTGACTTTGGTGAACATCACTATCAAAACCGACGGTCGTGAGTACGAGCTTGAGAGTTCAGAGCCGTGGAAGATTCTGGAAGGCCGCCTGATTTTCACGACTCGGCAGCTGAGATTGTTGAAGCAAGCTTTGGATTATGAGTTGAGTATTGTGTCCGAGCTTCCACTGGAACCGGAGGACGGATGATTCTCGCGGAAAGGTTTGTCGCTAATAAGGCGATGGATTTTGACTCTTGGTTGACTGCTCGGCGGTCCGGTGTGACGGCGACTCAGGTTGCTAAGGCTTCGACCGCTAAGGGTTTTCGTGAGTGTGTCGACCAATGGCACTCAGAGGAATCAGTGGCTGACAATCCGTACATGGCTTTTGGCCGGGACTCGGAGGGCTGGATTTCTTTATGGGTGAAAAAGCGTTTTGGGATTATGCCGAATGAGTGGTTGATTGCTCATGAGTCGGAGTGTTGGCAAACGGCAACACCCGATGGATTGTCGATTGACCATCTGGTAATTTCAGAGGTCAAAACTACGGGCCAGGATTGGGAGCCCGACAAGATTCCGGTTCAGTACCGGCGTCAGGTCCAGTGGCAACTGCATGTCACCGGTGCGGAGTATTGTGTTTTTGCGTGGATTCGTCGTCTCGAGGTTGGTGGAACTTTTGTTACTGCCGACTTTGAGCCGAGGGTTGTTCACATCCAACGGGATGAGGCCACGATAGAAAAGCTCTGTGTTACGGCAGAAAATCTTTGGCGTGAGACAGGTGGAAAGGGTGAATCATGAAGGTGGAATTGCATAAAATTACTCCCGAGCTAGTACGGGAGTTGTCTGAAACGTTAGAGCGGGATGAGATTCGTTCTCTTGTCCGTTCCGAGGTGCGGCAACTGTCTGACAACTTTAAGTCGGCGAAACAGGTCGCTAGCGATTTGCTTGCACGTTGTCAGATACGGGCAATCAAGTTAGCGAACTTGGGAGTCCGGCCGGCCGATATTGCTGAGATGTTTGACGAGGATGTCAAGGTCGTGAAAAAGTGGATTACGTCTGACATACACGTTCCCTTGACGACCTACGAGAAAAAAGGTGGATAAGAAAATGCCAAGTTACGACCCGGAAAAGTATTCTACGGTGGCTGAGCGGATGGCTTTGCTAAAAGAGACCCATCCCGATTATCGGTTGCTCACTACCGATTATTCGACTGATGCTGACCGAGCATCGGGTGTGTGGCGCGTTATGGCGACACTTTATTTGACGGCCGAGGACCAGGCGAATGATTTGCCTAAGTCGTGCGGTCACGCTTATGAGGTTGACGCTGGTTTTGGGCCGCAGAAAACCAGTGCGCTCGAGGTGTGCGAGACGAGCGCGATTGGAAGGTGTCTGATGGTGGCCGGGTTTTCCGCTTTGAAAGACCCGATGGTTTTGGCGTCGGCTGAAGAGATGCAAAAAGTTGCCCGAGGTAAGGGTGCAGCTGACGTGAAGCGGAAGGCCGAGCCCGACCGTAAACAGCTCGAGAGCCGTGTGGCTTCCATCGAAAACCGTACAGAGCTTGGTAGCGTTTGGGAAGAGATTGTCGCTGACGGCCACTCTCAGATTGGTTGGGTCAGAGAATTGTTCCAGACGAGAGGTGGGGAATTGCAATGAAAAACAAGTTGACCGCTCAGGATAAGCGGGTGCTCGAAATCGCTGACCGTTATATAAACTCTTATATAAGGGCTCGTGTGTACAAGTTCGAGCCGGTTGACTGGCGTGAGTATTACAAGGTGACTCAGAATGAGTTGCTGACTTATGCTCGCCGGCTGGGCAAGAGGTAAGGTATGCCTTACTTTGTTTCTGATGATTCTGATTTGACGGGTTGTACCCGGTGGGGGGTCGTGAAAGAGAACGGCGAACCGGTCCCGTCTCCGTGTTATGTGAGTCGTGGCGAGGCGATTGCTCGAGCGTATGCCATGAATCAGGCTGAGGGGATTGTTACTGGCTCGATTATTTGGGAGCGCCGTAATGACTGAGGCGGCTAATCTGACGCCGGGTGACGTTACCCGCACTTTGTCTGCTATCTCGAGGGAGATTGACGAGACGACGGCTGAGTTGTCGGAGCTTGATTCTGCGGCTGTGATTGCCCGGCACGCTTTTACTCGTGGTTTTGCGGAGACGTTTCTCCAGAGTGAGGGTTCGATGGATGTTCGTAAGTATTCTGCCGAGGTTGAGTGTGCCGATTTGAAGTTTGCGGCTGAGGTTGCTGACCAGCAGTTGCGGGCTTGTAATGCCAAGCTGAAGGCTTTGCGGGACAGGCTTGAGGTTGGTAGGTCTATTGGGGCTTTGGTGCGACTTGAGTGGGGTGTGTCGTGAGTGACCGGCTGGATAAGATTGCGGCGGCTGGGCAGGCTGAGCGTGAGCAGGATATTCGTCTGGGGATGCAGGTTGAGCGTGCCAGGATTGTCTCGATTGTAAAGGCGCTTGATTGCCCGCATAACGGTTTGGAACACGATTGCGCGATGACTTTGGCCAGGCGGACCGTTGGCGAAATTATTGAGCTCATAACCGAGGGAACCGATGACTGACCGATTTTGGTGGGGCTGACTGTCGTGCGTAGTTTTGCGGAGAGTATTACTGAGTTGCGCGAAAACTTGGTGTCGGCGAAGGCGAAGCTTGACCAGGCTGACATGGACCATCGCACTTTGAGGGTTAGGTTGCGGGGAATGATGGTTGACGCTGTCCAAGAAAACGACGAGCCGACTTTGAATGATTTGGTGAGCATGTACATGCACGCTGAGCAGTTGCGGTCTGAGAATGCTCGGCTGGTCGATGTCACCGAAACGTACCTAGAGCTATTGCAGATGTTGGAGGATTCCCGTCGTGACGAAATCACTTGAGAAAGTTTTGACCGTTTACCAGGCGACCTATGTGAAGCCGACTTGGACGACTGGCGCAGCGGTAAGGGTTGTCGAGACGATGACGGGTAACGTGACGGTTCACGCTTTTGACCATGCTCTCGGTGGCGGTGTTGACCAGTATGCGAACGCTGTCCGACTGGCGGCTGACAATGACTTTGACCGGATTGTACATGGTGGCTATTCGTCTGACGGATGGTTTTTTATTGTTGAGAGAACAGAGGGCTGAGTATGACCGGAGCATCTTCACGTCGGAAGGGTAACAGGGCTGAGGTGGAGGTGGTCAGGGTTTTGCGGGAGGCCGGCTATTTGGCTGATACGTCGCGGGCTGTTCGCGGCGGGTATCAGATTGGTGCTGACATAGTCTCGGATTTCCCGGCTGTCATTGAGGTGAAAAATCAGACTCGCCTAGATTTGTCTGGTTGGTGGTCTCAAGCGACTGAGCAGGCGGGTGGTGAGCCTGCGATTGTGATTCACAAGCGTGTGGGTAAGAGTGCGGCTGAGGATTGGTGGGTGACGATGGATGTCAAAACTTTGTTGGAGCTACTTGAGT